AAGACAATCATACACCAAGGGGAAACCTATAGCGTTGATTGGTTGAAATCCAAAACGCTGCACGAAGTTCGACGAATCTTTTCTCATAAGATGAAAGCAAACGACATCATTAACTTGTGGAAGCAAGCAAATGATATGACTGAGCCGACAACAAAGAGAGGCGATACGGACAAAAGAAAACCGAAGGATAGTATTGACTCTGAAGAAAAAGAGTCGTAACATTGTAGGACTATTGAATTTAGTTAGGTTTCATGGCAAGGGTTATACTTCACAGTGTAGCCCTTGTTTTGTTTAAAGTGGTTGGGTTATGAGAAAACTATTGAATATTCTGGAATTGTTTGGTTTGTTGGTTGTTTACATCCTAATCAGGATAATGTACACTCCTGCTATTTGGGTTGGCGTTCCTAGCTTCAAAAATTGGTGTCAATATCAGGAGGTTATCAACATTGATATTCGAAACTTGGCTATTGTCACCTTACACGGCATTGCCTTGATCTTCGTTTCGTGGTATTGGATTGTATCATTTGAAGGGTTGTTATTCGCTATTAACTGGATTGTTGCGTCGATCAGGATTAGAAAGCTGAACCGTGAAGGGGGAAATTGACTTTACGCCAATAAACAGACTGATTGAAAGAATAAAAAGTCTTTCGGATGATGCTGTTTGGAAGTTTGTAGCAAACAGACCGGACGTAAAGCGAAGAATAATAACTCTCAATACGATTGATCAGTTATTTGATGAAGGAATAGATAGTAAAGGGGTTTCGCTAGGCATTTACAGCGATTTCACGAAGGCTAAAAAGAAGCATGACGGATTACCTTGGAATCGGGTTACATTGTTTCAGGACGGAGACTTTTACCGATCTTTCGTTGTGATAGTAACCATTTCAGGATGGGACATTGAAGCAGAAGACGATAAAGGAGACAAAGCATTGTTTGAGGTGTACGGTGAGGACGTAAAAGGATTAACCCCCGAAAACATAGAGAAATTAAAGGAGTTCGTTATTCCAATTGTACAGGATTATGTTTACAAACAGTTACTATCATAGCATTAAGGAAATGCCTCTTTGCAACTGGCGTACTTGTATGTCTGGTGACATGACGGGCGTTCGAATTAATCCTGACAAGGGCAAAGAAAAAGAAGATGTTATTGCGTGGGAACAGTGCTACGATACATTTATCAGTCGATTTGGATTGCCGGAAGAATACGATAAGTATTTAGAATTGATCAAAAAGAAAGCGATTGCTGAGCTTGATTTCATTCGAACAAGTGAGCGTTATCGATTGAATACTATTCGACGGTTGGAAGCTGAAATACAGAAGAACTTTCCTGCAGAAGATGGAGAAAAGACAGATTACTACGCATCCGCTTTAACCTCACTTCGTAAATGGATGGGGCAATGGATAAACGACAAAGTGATTACCGCTTGTGAGTTCTTCGAGACAATGGAGGAATATAACAAGTGGGTGAAACAACAAAACGCGGCACATGGCAAAAAGCACGATTGATAGAGTAAAGGTCATACCTGACGGGATATTCGACAATGCCAATAAAGGCATGGATCAATTTATTGTGCGTCAAAACCTAATTGATGCAAACGCTAAGAAAATAGCTAAGTCTTTGAAGGATGTCGAAATAGCCGCGGCCCGAATTAAAGGCGATCTACTCAACACGGGTAAAAGCAATTCAGCCGAAATAAACCGAACAATTCAACTTACAAAGGAGGCGAACGCAGCGTTACAAGTTCAGTTGAAATTGAAGCAACAAGAAATTGACATGTTGCGCATCAAAGACAAAACGATCAAAGAACAGCAATCAGCAGAACAATCATTACAACGTCAACGAGAAAGATCAATTGCTCAGAATGAAAAGGATGCAGTAAAAGCAAAAGAAGCGGCAAGGGCGTATAAGATCCTTGAAAAATCATTGTCGGATGCAAAACGAAGGTATCAGGACTTAGCGGCTGCCGGACTTGAACGAACTAGAGAGGCTAGAGGCGAACTGAATAACATAAACCAACTTCGCGCCAAATACGAAGGATTAAACAAGACGATTGGAAACAGCCAGTTTGCAGTAGGTCGTTATGAGAACGCGTTAGGTAAACTCGGTGGAGGATTCAGATCATTGATAGGACTTGCCGGACAATTTGGGGTCACAATTGGGGGTATTGCGTTAGCCCGTACTGTTGGATCATGGGTTGTTCAGCACAATTCACTTGACCTTGCGTTACGAAACGTCCTGAAATCAAACAAAGACTACGAAGAAAGCACCAAATTTCTATCAGGACTATCCAAGTCATACGGTCAGGACTTGATAGTGCTTACAGGTGCTTATAAGAATTTCATCGCGTCCTCCGAGTCATCACAATTGCCGCTCGAAGAAAGGAACAAGATATTCGAATCTATCACAAAGGCGGGATCATCTCTTGCGCTTTCAAACGAGCAGATTGAAGGGTCTTTACTTGCTGTTTCTCAGATGTTCAGCAAGGGAACGGTATCGGCCGAAGAGTTGAGGGGTCAATTAGGGGAAAGATTGCCGGGGGCATTCGGTATAATGGCTAAATCTATCGGGGTTTCTGAGGCGGCTTTAGGTGATTTACTCAAAGAGGGAAAAGTCATGGCTGCTGATGTGCTGCCAAAATTCGCGGTTGAATTAGATAAAGCATTCGGAGCAAATGCAGAAAAGAACCTAACAACCATTTCAGGAGCATTCAATGTACTGAAAACGAATGTTATTGAATACGCTACCGAGGCGAATAAATCAAACCGTGTAACCGAGCGTATTGCGGGAGCAATTAAATTTCTAGGACAAAACATTGGTTTACTTGTTTCGATTGGAGGCAAATTACTTGAATTTTTCTTGATATATAAAGCGCGGTTGATCGCTATAAATGTAGCTCAAAAAGCATTCGGGGACGGAACCGGAAAACTGAATGTGAGCCTAAAACAGCTTAAAGAAAACCTAACCGGAGCAGAAGGTGGTATGAAAGGGTTTGGTAACGCTCTTAAAAATGTGGGATGGGGTTTAGCTATTGCTGGTGCTTTCGAATTAGGTACAGAACTATACCGAGTTGTTACCGGAGCAAGATTAGCAGAGGAACATTTAAAAATAATGGGGTTCTTGAATGAGAAATCAGATAAGCAACTACGTAAGCGTATTGATGCAATTAAGGAGCAGAATACAATTGGCAAGCTCACTGACTCACAAGCGGTAGAATCCATTAAAGAAATAATCAAACTAAAGGAGCAAGACCAAAAGTTAGTCCAAGCATCTTATAAGGCTGAAAGCGATAGATTAAAACTTAATGACAATCTAAGAACTCGTCAAGCGATGAAAGACCTTATTGGTCTTAATCAACAATATGAAAGAGAATTAGAGGTTTTAAATGGCGAATTAGACTATTTCAACGAAGCAGATAAAGAGCGTGTTTCTACGATGACTAAAGAGCAAAAAAAGGCTTTTGAAGATCGATTAAAAGCATTGGCTGACTACACGAAAAGGGCTGAAGATTTAGAGGATGAAATGTTGAAAAATCAACAAGCCCGCGAAGAACAGCAGTTAAAACGAAAATTAGAACGAGAGTTAAGAGCCATTGAATATAATGGTATTGAGGCTAATCGTTTGCGAATTGACTTAATGCTTAAATACAACCTCGATGTTATTGAAATTCAGGCAAAATTTGATAAGATTCGAATCGAAAAGCAAAAAGAGTATTGGGATCAAGTTCGTGATGCTCAAAAAGAAGCCGGAGAAAAGTATGTTCAACAATTGGAAACAGATTTAGATCAGGAGTTGAGTGAATACGACCGTCAGCAAAAAGAAAAGATGATCACTTTGTTGAAATCCTCAAAAACTGAGGAAGAAATAAACGAACAGGATATTGAGAATCAACGATCGGCACTAAAGCTGAAGATTAAAACTTTGGAAGACTACGGTAAGGATTCAACCGATCTACGTTTAGAGCTTGCTAAATTGGAGCGTGACGCTGAAAAGGCAAGATCTGATGCTGAACAAAAAGCGATGGATGACAGAATGAAGCGGCTCAAAGAGGAAAGCGAATACCGTCAACAATTGATTGATGCGCTTGTCCAATTCGAAACGGATCGTATTGACAAACTGATTGAGCTGAAACAAAAAGAAATTGACGCCTCAGAAAAACAATCGGATTATTTACAAGAACTTGCCGCGAATGGAAACATTAAAGCTCAACAATCACTAGCATCTGAAAACGAGATTAGAGCGGAGGCTATCAAAGAAGAACAACGATTACAGAAACAGAAAGCCGCGATTGAACTTGCCGGAACAGCGGTTAAAATACTGGATGCAAATATTACAGAAGCCGCAACCGATAACAACGATCAAACAACAACAGGAACGGCATTTGCCAAGACGCTTGCGGATGTAGCATTATTGAAAGGGTTTCTTTCTCAGTTATCGTCTTTCGATGTTGGGGCGGATAGGCTTACTGAAAAAGGAAAAGGCATTGATAACAAAGGCGGATTCCTTGCTATAAACCACCCGAATGAAATGATTATGACGGCAGATGAAAACGCGGCTATGGGCTTCCGTCCCCGATCTGAGATAGTGAACATTGTTAAGCGTTTCGACGAAGGACAAGTTACAAGGCTAAACGAACCGCTGAAAAGTGACTCAGCCGGAACCACGTTTGACATTAAACCAATCGTTGACAAGCTATCAGGTGTTGAAAATGCCATTAAGAATATCCCGGAAAACAATGGAGAGTTCGGACAACTGGGACAGTTTATTGCGACTTACAAGCAAACGCGACGATCAAGGGGAAGAACCACAGAGGAAACATATATCATTCGGTAATGGAGGTTCTTTACAGTATAAACGGGGTCAGTCATCGACCTGATAAAGCGGAGGGGATCAAATTCCACATTTCGTTTACCGACCCTATTTCAGAACTTGAACTTGGGGTTAACCGAGTTACACTGAACAACCAGGCATACGATGAATTAAACAGATTTAAGTCAACTCAGGGGTTTCACGAGGGAATACCATATGACATTACGATACGAACCCCGTTAAAGGATTATACATTAAACTACTTCATCGACCTTACCGAAAATGCGATTTTCAGGGATTCCGATTGTGAGGTTACAGTACGTAAAAGAAATGGCTACGGTGCTTTTATGGATCAGGCAGATGGTCTTAGTTATGAGGCATTGAATCTAATTAAGCCGATTACCGGAATATTGGATGTGAAATACATCATTCAGCGAGACGATCAAGAAGCGAAACTGATAACACTGATATTAGCATCCATAATCCTAACAAAGGCGCTGAATGATCAGTTAAAAGCACTTGCCGATATTTTAAGTGAAATTGGATCAGGTATCGGAGCTATCGCCGGAGCATTAAAGGCGATATACATGATATTGTACACTATCGCGCTTGTGGCTAGTCTCATAAAGATGGTGAAGGACATCATGGGTATTATATTCCCATTAGTCAGGACATTCAAAGCAAATACTGTTCAGAACCTTATCAAACAAGGTGTTGAGTATTTGGATTACAGAAACGGAAAGAAATACAAGTTAAGTAGCACTCTACTTCAGGAAATCAGCAAAATGACCGTTCTGCCCGTCCCGCTTCAAAAGGTCAACAAATCGATATTCCTATTCGACATAAATAGCCTCAATAAATCTTTTACGAAGGGTTATCCTACTGCATTGGATACCACCCCAACCGTAGGGTCATTGATTCGTGCTGTTTGCACCACGTTTAACGCAGTTGTTCGTATTATTGATGGTGTAGTTCATATTGAAAGAAAATACTACTGGAAAAACCTTGCAGGGACTACAATACATAATACTCTGTCCTTACAAGCTACACGCGAAAATCAACGGGAATATAATACGGGGGACACTTGGAAACGTTATGAATTGCTTTACCGTCTTGATCCTTCCGATGTTCACACGCTCGACAATGTTTCTGTAACTGATTCGGAGTGGAGTACAGACGTTATTTCGCCAATAAACGCCGATCTGAAACTAGTAAAAGGACTTCAGAAGAAAGAGATTCCTTTCAGCTACGGAATCCCTAAGAGGGAATTATCATTCGTTGAAAAACGAGTTCAGACGGTTGCGAAGTTAGCAGACAATGTAATCAACACACTTGGCGGTAACTCGAATCTACAATCATTAATTGAGGGTAGAATAGGTGTGTTACAAATCAGTCAGCAGCATTATACGGTAACTAAATTATTATGGATTCAAAGCGGGAAGATTCCGACGAATTACGAGAATTTCACACGAACCGGAAACATACTAGCGAAATACCACACAACAAACAAGGTAAAAGAAAATTTCAAACGAATTGAAAGTACAGAAGTTCCTTTTAGTAACTTCCAGTTTGATCTATTGTACAAAAACAATTTTGTCAAAGATTCGGTAACGGGTAATGAATTAGAAATCCTTAACTTTGATTGGTCACCAGAGCTTGCAAGTGCATCGATTGAATACGCTGTTTCGGCATCAAACGAGGCGAAGAACATTAAAACAACCGTGATAAATGGATAATTCTACTCTAAAACAATTGGAAGCGATTCAGAAGAATCTTAAAGGAATGCTTAACACGCTCGTCCCTAAGTCTGTTTTGGATGAAATGAGTGAGGAAGATCGAAAGGTGTTTAATGAGTGTAAGAATATAGCTTTTAAAAAGGGGGTAGATCCGTATGAAGCAATGAAGGTAGTCAAGAAAAAAATGAAGCGATATGGCTCTTGAGATAAATTTCGAGGAATATAACAGCCAACCTTCATTATATGCTAATGCGGGGGATTACGTTAGTGGACAGATTAATTTTTCTAACGATTATAACCTCATTTCTGATGAATCCAATCCTTTTGAGATTTCGCCGGACGGAAGTAAGATTTCACGCGCGGATAACGAGTGGGGGACTAGCGGATTTTCAGTAGGAGAAGTTGTTACAATTGCGTGGGATTCATATAGCCCCATATCTGGATTTTCTTCATTCGTTCGGACGATAACTTATATTTCTGACGGGTTTATTTACCTCAACTCACCTATCACTGGGGATGGTCAAGGCGCCATGTTCCCAGAAGATGGGCTACGGTCAGGTTTAAATATATACGTTGATAAAGATCCTGAATCCGTTGAATTTAGATTCAATCTAGTTCAAAACGGAAACGAATCGGATGAGTCGTTGATAGATGGAGAAATGAACCGTTTTGTTTTGGATGGAGCAGACGCTTTAGGAATAGGTAGTACCGCGCCAATGCCGCAAAAAGGTAATAAATCAGGAGGTCACGTTGTTAGCGTTATTCTAAAATTAGTTAGCATTGTCGGCACAAAGCGTAACTACCAGATTAACTATATTTTCTTTGATTGGCTAATCATTCAGGATGGATATGGTCAAAATGATTACACACTTAATTCTAATAAACTTCTTTATTACAAGGGTGCTGATCATATTGCTCCATTCAGCCACATTAAAACAATGGGTCGATTAGGTGATCCTAATTCCATCTTTGAAGACCAAACACACACTACACAGGCAAATACAGGAGATCAGGGAGAGAACTACAACGGAGGAGAAAATGTTTTTTCCTTAGATTCTATCAATTGGTTCAATCCATCTGGTGTTATTGAGGCAATGGACTTATCTGGCTCATCGTCTTTTGTGGCTGTCGTTACCGCTCCTGACCAAAACACATTAACCAGCACCTTCCGTATCGGGGCTTGCTGGTTGCCGTCCGATGAATCAGAATACAAGAATTTACCATTAGGAATACTAAACAATCTAATTGCAAATCCTATTGGTTCTGATTTCGCGCATAGCGTAACCCCTGACCCAACGGTGTATATCGGATATACATCAAAGGACGGATGTCGATTAGATATGACCGATATTCAATTTGAAATTGTCGGATCAACGGTTGTTGTTAGCGGGACAATCATCCCAAATGGAGACTTTACAACTAAGTTTTCACAGCTTGGAGAGGGAGATCGAAGAATTAGAATTTGGGCACGATTTGAAGATCCAACACTCGCTATTAACACAAGTAACCGCGTTAACTTGCCGTTGTTTGATCAAGATTGCTATGACGCTCCGGCTATTGGTGTCATATATCCTTACTTTGTTCGTCAATTCGTTTATGATCACGCCTTGAATCAAATAATTCAGGGGGTATATCCAAACACTACCCATGAAATGATAACAGAGGACGATGTATTGTTTCAGTCCGTTTTTCAGCTTGTTGAGGGGGAGTCTTATGATGGAATATACGCTCGGATATACGCATCAAATAGCTTAACAGGTGAGTCCTCCTCCCTCTC